CGCATGACTGTTCGCGCGCGCCACCGTAAGATACTATCTTGTTAGTGGGGGGCAGCCGAATCAATAGCCCATATATATATCAGCCAAGAGATTGCTCGATTGGCTAATTCTGCATCGCTGGAGCTATGGCGGAATCGAATTCCACCTCATATCTACACATCAGGCGACCCAAGCCGATCGTTGTGTCGGAGGAGAATGCTGCAAAGAGGAGCCAGGCAGGTACGGAAATATTAGCTAGCGTAGTGTTAGCAGGATTGTTCTTCACTACGTACCACCGGAATTGCGCTCTCTGTGGGTTGTACATCACCATATCAGTTTTGTCCCACACAGATGACTTCCTATTTCCCTCGGTTTGTAGAATGTTGGTGGTCGTAGGCGCACCAATATCATTCTCGTCGAATACCATAACCAAAGTGACTTGGCCGGGAGTGGTCGAAGCGCATACTGGTTCATACCAGCACTTCAAGGACCGGAAGCGGTAGCGGCTATAATTGGCTCCAATTTGTTGAAGCCACGCAAGGGCAGGAGATGCGGCTGAAAGCGGGAGAGCTCCTACTACCTCGGTGTTAGCAACCGCTGAGGACGTAATAAAAGCCATAGGCTCTTCATTGCAAACCGTCGTAATAGACGATCCTCGGCGATTTCCGCTACGGGAGGTGGTGGTTTTGGGACCTGCAACTGGGGTCCTCAAACTCCGAGCTACGGGGGCATTGTGTATTGCCGCGCCCGCTCTTGAAGCTCGTCGGACATTAGGTCTCTTCTTCGCGGTTGGACCGCGACGTGGTGCCATCTTTCTAGAATGGTTTTGTCGATGGAGCCAATTGCACCGACTCTAGATACTGACGAATAGATGGCCAATGGGGGTTGGTTCCCAGCTCGAATTGTATATCATGGAACTGGGGGGTCTTGGAACTCAAATACCTATAGAGGGTCTTGGCCCAGGGAACCAAGAAGGAACCCTCCGCCTCAATTTTGTGCGAACAAAACTCGACGGACTCCAAAATGCCCTCAAAATCTGTGGGACATAGCTCGTATTCCTTGCAGGTATGACCCAAATCAAGGTACTTAGCTGGGGCGTCCTCCACGAACGCCTCCACAGAATCATCGCCCATGGCTATACACCATTCGGCGCCAATGATCTCCGCCATCAAGCAGCGGATTCTTGAATTCATGGACGATGTTAGGTATGATCCTGACTTCATAATGCCGGGTAGCTCCTGCGCAATCAAGGTGCCATCCGACAATTGAAACAGACTGAGACTGAAACAAGCAAACCGATTTCGTACCGCGTTTAACAAACGCGGATTGTCTTTAAGGCTTGGCTCCATTAATTTCAATCTCATGTACAGTTCCGCCTCAAACTCCCATTCTTGGACGGACCAATCGAACCCCGAAATATCTGCACATGCAGCTTGGGCTCGACTTGACTTCATCTTAAGATCAGAGAATAGCTTGTGAGCCTGGTCTTGCAGGGCTAGGCCCATGCCAGGCTTGGAAGGAATCTCAGACCACAGAGAGATTTCAAAGCGGTTTTGTGCTCCAAAGAGCAGTCTCTCTACAATCTGGTCCACGACGGAAACTGATGATATCAAACGATATCTACGTTGCTTCATCTTCTTCCGGGTATGCGGTTCCTGTTTGACAAATATTCTTACAGGATCGCAGAAGCCATTCTCTACTAGATCAACTGCGGTAGCGTGGCTAAGATCGGCATCTGAAGCTAAAAGCAACAGGCGTTCATAAGCGCAGTTGACTAGCATAAGGCTGTGCTTGCTGATTAATTCCTCGTTAGTAGCAGCTATGGCTGCAAAAGGCGCCCCGGGAGAAGCATCGCGCTTGATTTCTGTGCGAATAATCGACAGCAAGCGCTTCTTTAGTTCCACTTCATCCCATGAACGAAGCACGGGATCAACTGGTCCGCGGGGGTACTTAAGCAGCAACCGATCGCAGGCCTCGATTAAGTTTGGCGGGGCTGGTACTGCGCGGTGGTTTTCTGCTTGGAGGGTAAGGGAGGCATATTCCGCGGCGGATCCGCGCTCTGGCCACGAGTACTCGTGGAGCTCGGGGAAGCGCTCCTGCGCTGCCTTGACCGCGGCTGACGGGATAGTGGCTTGGCATTCTCTGAATCTGACGGCGGAGCGTCCAACTTCGTGGAGAGGCATGCCAATTGGCTCCCTAATTTCTCTAGCAATGTGTTTTCCAGATCGGCTATTGCCTTCTGAAACTGATGCGTCAGCTCCAGGCGCAGATGTGCCTGGCTCTCTTCCAATCTGGTTTGCATCCGTTTCGTGGTTTCCGAGGCTTCCTGGGCGAAGAAATACGTGTCCGACATCCCCTTGTCCAGGTCTTCCAGCTGCCGAGTCAGCCGCTGGGGGAGCGCCGAAGGCGCGTCTGGTGGGGGGGCCGAGGAAGTACTCTCGGTCTTGGCCTCCGTAGGCTTCTCCTCCTTCGCTGGAACCGGCGCTACCGGCTGAGCCAGGGTGGCGGGTGCATCGGCTGGGGGGGGTGAAGCTATAGCGGGCGTACCCGCGGACGTGACCAAGGAAGGAATCCGCCGTGGCGGGGGGAGGACGCGTGAGGAACTGGGCGCTTGCGACTCCGACTCTGGAATTGAGGGGGTCGGGTGGATTTCCGACCCCCGCTGATAGTTTAAAGAATCGGTGGCTTCCACGTATTCATCAAAATCCATGGGAGCATCGTCCAGCATATCACTCCATAATTTCCTCCCCGATGTTTTCAATCGTGCTTCGATTTGAGCGAACGTTTCGTTCGGCCTCACAAACTCAGTGGCTGTAAAACGGTACCGGCCTCGTCCGACAAGATCGATTTCCTCGACATCTTGCCTCGCGTCCATCTCGAAATCCTTGACTTCAGAGAATCCCTTGAAAGGATTGGGGGACTCTATCTTCTCGAACAAAGGAAACAAGATGGTTGCTAAGTTATAGCGACCGATGACTCCAGCGGCACGGTGAAGGCCCACTATAGTGTCCTGAGAACAGTACAGAGGGGAACCACTCCACCCTGCTTGGGTTGAGCATGTGTGGTAAAACGAACCGGGTTTGGGGGCAGGAATGGCTGTTCCAGTCGAGCAATGCCACTTGCTCATCTGGTAGCCATACGCTTGCGTGGTGGTGTTGGTAGCTCTGGGGGCGACCACTCTCGCGGCTCCTACGCCCAGCTTGCTCCATATAACAGAATCCACCTCTAACGCAACGGCGTCAAAATTGGAGCTGCTGTGTCCAAATGCCACTGCTGTGTCAGCTGGCAACTCCAATCTCATAAGATCACCCTGCTTGTTTTGTTTACAGATGAATACTTTGCAGCCGGGTTGCCGCCGGCTGGTCATGAGCACATGCGCGCAAGTGAGTAAAACTGTAGAACCTTGATAGTTCACTCGCGCACCAACCCCCAAATGTTTGCCACTCTCCGATTGAAGGGTAACCAGAGATCTAGGCTCTGCATTCCTATCAACAGGACTGGTTGGACTGTAATCAACAGCGGCTTCTTCCTTCCTCGACTTCATTATCGCGTCAGGTAGGTAATTGAACCACTCAGGATTAACCAGAACATCTACAAGAATTCCGCCGACATCGACGAACCCATAAACACCCATCTGGTTTCCTACAGTCCTAAACGTTGCAGGACCTTGCAATACTAAATGCTTGTAATGATCCTGCTTGGGGGCGCACTCAGGAGACAAGGTGGCTTGTAACCAAACCTTCCTTAATATCCATCTGATAACCCGGTATGGATAATCGACCACGAATGTTGCCACCCGGCGAACCGGACTGGAAAGCCACCAAATGACTTCGACAATCACTTTGATGGCGCACAGACTCATGATCAAAAGGGCCCATTCCAACTTCCCACAACCTGACAGGAAGGGTATGAGCTCTCCAAACGAGGTGGGCAAAGCCCGGCCCGTAGGCTCGTAGTCCTCATATGTATAGTCGTCCCCTCGCGGGGAGAACTGCATCGTGTGGGAGAACATAGTCGCCATCGGGCTCTGACCACAACTTTGCGCTGCACAGGCGAATAATGTAACCGTTCGGTCCCGTCGCTCGAATGAGCGTGAACAGGGACGAGGTCCACGAATGGTCCGGAACGGTCTCGATTTCAATATGCCTGGTTAAGAGAGTGAGCCGAGATTGGATCTCATAGCTG